AGATTAAGGTCCAATCTATTGCAAATCCTTTGGAGAGTTTATTGTACTGAGGACAGTTGGAGAAGTGTCACAAGAACCTTGGATCCCCCTGCTTGCTGCGACTATACTGACAAGGTAATCAACCAAATCAAATGGCAACTCGCTCACGCATCGGACTTCAACTTGCTGATGGTTCTATTCTTTCTGTGTATTGCCATTGGGATGGTTATCCTGAGTTCAATGGTGTAAAACTTGTAGAACATTTTAACACTAAAGAGAAAGCATCCGAATTGATTGATGGTGGTGACATTAGTTGCCTTTGGACTAATTCTGGTTGGAATAATGAAACTCTACCCACAACTGGTCCACAGTATTATTCTTCCCGTGGTGATGTAACTGAACCTCGACTTGATGAAACTCTGGATGAGTATCTGAGTAATGGTGAAGAGTATGCTTACTTGTTTGCAAATGGTGAATGGGTATGTTATGATACCTGTGATTGGCACGATACTTTCAAACAAAAAGTTGAAATTCCTGTTCCTGTTGCTGCTTAAATTATGTTCACATTCAAAAACAACTCTGCTGGTAATTACAATGATTGATTACAACGAAAATCGCAAAGATTTACAAGTTGATAAACTGTTTGAAGATTTCATTGAGGATTGTGAAAAGAAAGCAGCAGAACTGGAAGTATCGGTAGATTACTATATTGCCGAGTTTACATGACTTTTCTTCTTGGAATCGCACTTGGTTCTTTAGTTACAATCGGTGTAGCATTTATTACTGCTGCTGACCGTAATATACTTGACGAAGACGACGAAAACTACTACAATTAAGAGGTAATTTACAACAAACAATGGCAACCAACTTTCTTTACATCGTAGATCACTACATTTCATTTCCCAGTTCAGAATATGGTGGAGTTTGGAATGTAATTGCACAGAGTGATGATGAGTGTTTTGATCTTATTAGTGCTGAAGATAATGATAATTACTATGAGCAGCATTATTCACGTCTGAAAGAGAATATTCTGAATGCACAAAAGTTTGCTCTTGCAAATGATGAATCTTCCCGTGTTGTTGAATCCTTTACTACCTGATTATGACTAGCGTTTCTATTGACAATTATCTTTGCATTAGTTTTAAACAACAACTTAATGAACAAGTTGCTGCTCTTAAAAGTAAAGTCAAAGAACAGCAAGAACAAATCACTCAACTTGAACGATTGATTCAAATCATGACTCAAGAAATTGATGAAGAAAAAGTGTATGATTGTTGATTTCCCTCATAAAGCACCTGCAAATTGTTTTTATGAGTATGAAGAGTTCAAGCATAATGTGGTTCGCATTTGGTTGTGTAATACTCACCAATTTGATTACAATCTTGGTGCCCGTACCAAAACTGTATGGGGTTTCTATCATTCAAAACGAAAAAAGTATTATGCACCAATAAATACCAAGACTGTTGGTAAAGAAGTGGATATTAAATCCACCAGAAACTATACAGCAATGCAACTCAAACAATCACCATTAGACCAATTCTTTGTATGACTACTTTCTATTCAGGATTGAATGTTAAGTATAGGGAGCAAGTTGGTGTGGTTGATTTTGTATGTGAAAAGTATATTACTATCTGTATTAAAACATTTGAGCATAAATCAAAGAATGTGTGTTTGTTAGTCTATCCTCAACAGTGGAAAGAAGTACAACTACTGAAACAATCTGAGAAATGAAACATAAAACATTATGGAAATGGTTTGCGATGGCACTTGGAGAAAAAGCATCCAAGTGTGATAAAGAGTCTGATATTGTTGCAAGGATTCGTGCAGGTATCTTTCTCACATATCTAATTACCAACTGTTTCATAGTGGCGGGTGTTGTGAAACACTGGAATGATAATCAACCTATTGAGATTTACATTGACAATTCATTACCAAGTCGTCTACCTCAAACCGAAGAAAAAGGGTTACTCAAAACAAACAGCAACCTTTCTCTCTATAGATGATGCAGACTTCTGGCAGCAAGTCATAAAAAAGCAAGGTGCAAAAGATATAGAGATACATGTAAAATAAGTTTAGTGGTGGACAGTTAAAAAAGCGTCCACTCTCACCGCACCAGCACCCAAATCGGTGTATATTACATTTGTTCAACCAACTGATTGATGAACTACGAAACCGAGCGCAACCTGAAAGACTTTGCAGTGTATGCTTTGACCCTTGGGGTGCTTACCCTTGCTGCTCTTGGAGTGGCAATACTGATCAACAGCGCCAACGTTAACATTGACTCAAAGTGCCAAGCGGCAGGTGGACAGGTTCTGAAAACTCCTGGCGAAATCAGCAAGTGCCTGCTTCCTGCTCGCTGATATGCTACAATACACAAGCAACCAACCAACCAACTGAAACACATGGACTGCTTTGACGACATTCAAATTGAAGAATCCGTTGGATTTGACTTTGCAGAAGCATGTTATGATGGACTCTTCGATGAAGAAGAGAATAACTCCAAAACCTTTGATTCTTTCTTGAACTCTAACTACGATTACTAATGCCTGACTCTTACGGATTTACTGGTGATAGTGTCACCTTTCTTGGTTTGATTGGTGTTGTCTCAACTGCAATCATTATCGTTACAATCTTTCGTTCATTCTACAACTCTCCTCTTAACAAATGAAACCCTCTGAAATTGTTTATCAACTGCGTGAACTTCAAGATGTTTGGAGGAAGAACAACTTTCAACTAAATGAAGGACAACAAGTTACTTATGACAAATTGTTGCAACTGCGTCGTGAGCGTGTTCGGTTCTTCTATGCTAACAACTTAGTTTTCAAAGGTTCCAAAGCAGCATGGGATAAAGAACAAGCAGAAGAAGCAGCACAATTAGCAGCATCACAAGTAGAGGACACTGAAGAATACTAACTTGGATGGACAGTTCGCAAACCGACCATCGCCCCTTGACTTTCGCACCAAGGTGTCTTATTATTACATTATGAACAAAACAACTTCTAAAAACCTGCACCTCGAACATCCTGAAGATACCATTCTGACAGGTGATCTATCTGTTCTGAATTGGTTCACTGCAAAGTCTACCATTAGTGTCAAGATTGATGGTGCTCCTGCTGTAGTCTTCGGTACAGATCCTGAGACTGGTAAGTTTTTTGTGGGCACCAAAAGTGTATTCAACAAAGTAAAAATCAAGGTTAATTATTGTGTCGAAGACATATTGCGTAATCACGGCAACACTGTTCGGGTTGCAGAGATTCTTATTGCCTGCTTCAACAACTTGCCCAGAATTGATGGTATCATACAAGGTGACTTCATCGGATACGGTGGGAGTGACACTTATCGCCCCAACACTATCACTTACAAGTTTCCAAATTGTGTAGAGGAAGCAATCATCTTTGCTCCTCACACTTCCTATTCTGGTGCGAATCTTCGTGAATGTGTTGCATCTTTTGGTGCAGATGTTCCTGATTGTGAGAATGTGAAGTGGGTGCAACCCAAAGCACAAATCTCTGAGTTCTTGGATGACATTGAAGATGCTTGCAAGTTTGCCAAACAAATCTCAACACTTGCGACTTTCGTGAATGAAAAGCAAGCAAAAGAACTCAAGAAGATTATCAATCGTTACATCCGTGAAGATGTAGAGATTGATGAGGTGGGTGAGTATGATATTGCATCCGAATGTGGATGTGATGTCAACTTGATTCGTCTATGGAAGTTGGTTGCATCAATCAAACAGGATATGTTCTGTTTCATTGAGAGTGATACTGACATTGAGTGCTACATCAATGACATTCGCTCCGATCACGAAGGTTATGTGATGACAAATGAATTTGGTACATACAAAATCGTGGACAGAGAAGTATTCTCACATGCAAACTTTACTTGTGCAAAGAATTGGAGTTAATAAATACATAAAAAGTATTTGTTAAGATGGTAAGAGCATTAAGCAAGATTCCTGTTGGTAAAATTAAACCTTTGAGAGTATCTCAAAAGCAAAAACTTACCAAACAGAAGATTGATAAAGCAAATGATAGAAAAG